GTTCGTTGCATACTGTTTAATTCCCTCTACCTGATCGCGCAACCCTGCCAAAAACCCGCCGCCAGTTTCCTCGCCAGCTGCTTTAGCGTCGGCAAAACTAAATGCTTCACTAATGCCGTCGGCTACGGATTGCCCAAAATCGGTAAATGCGTCTTGCGCGTCGGTCAACTGGTCTTTAGCGTCCTCAAGGGCGTTAGTTAGTTTGTCGCTGATTACGTCGTAAAGTTCGTTAATTGCTTTGGACGCGCCACCCGTTTTTACTTCGGTGTCTTTAAGGCTTTTGTTAAATTCGTGTGCGGCATCAACGCCTCGAATATGTGCGGCCGTTGACCGCTTTAAGTTTTCGTTGTAGGCGCCCGTTACCTTTTCGGCTTCAACGGTGTTACCAATAAGTTGCGTAAGGTTAAAAATAAACGGGTACAAAGTGTTCGTTGCTTTAAAGGCTTGGCTTGCAATGTTGCCTAAACCGTTGCCAATAAAACTAAATGTCTTGGGGTTACGACGCACCCAATCGCTAATGTCTAACAACGATTGCGTAAAATCTTCCATTAACGGCAACAACTTTTGCCCTAGTTGTGCTTGTATGTTTGCAAACTCGGCGCTTAACGTACGTTGGCTGTTTGCTAGTCCGTCGCTGGTTCGTAGAAAGTCGCCTTGCGCGTCTGTTGTTTGTTTGTAAATTGCGGCTTGCGCTGCCAAAATCTTTTGTTGCGCGGTAAGCGCACCTTTGCCGTCGTAAATGCCAAGGTTCAACGCCTCTTGTTTTAGTGTTGCATCGTTAAGCAAAACACCAAAACGGCGCAAAGGTTCGGCTTCGCCACGCAACGCGGCACCAATCGCTTGTACGGCTTCCTCGGGGCTTGTGTTGTTAAACGACGCTAAATCGGTTGCTAAGGCCGTAAAGTCGTTGCTAAATGTCGCTAGGTCTTGGCCACCTAACCCGGCTGCTTTACCAAACGTACCGAAAGCCCCGGCAGCGTCCAAAACGGATTGCTTCGACTGGCCAAGGTTACGGGCCGCGCTCGCTGCAAACTTTTCTACCTCGCTAGCACCCTTGCCGAAAATAACGTTTACTTTCTGCATGCTTTCTTGCAAGTTTGACGCCGCGGTAATAGCCGGGCCAATAACACTCTTAATAGTTCCAAACGCAATAGACAACCCGCCAGCCGCCCCAGCAACCGCGGCAGCGCTCGTACCAAACTTCTTTAGTTGTTTGTCGGCAGCCTGAATGCCCGTGTTAACAAACGACGTAATAATCGGTATGTTAATTGCCATTATTTAACCCTCTGCTTAAGTTGCGTGTTTGTGCGTTTTTCAACGTCGGCTATAACCGATTGTATGTCTTGTTGCACGGCGTCGCGGTTGTTCGTTACCGCTTTGTCAATAACACGCGGTTGCCCGCCTTCCTCTTTCGTAAGGTTCGCCACAAACAAGCTGCTTACGTTTCGCCCGGCATGGTCATAAATCACGCCCGCGGGGTCTGTTGATTGCACCACCATAAGGCGGTAAGGCTTCGCACCAAAAACTACCTGTTCGGTAAAACCGCCACGGTTAAAATCTACGTATCGTTCACGGCTCGGCCGTACGCCTACCCTAATTTTGTAGCCCTTTTGTACCTGATCGGTTCGCCAACTGGTCTCACGGCCGCGCACTAGGTTGCCTCGACGCATACCGCTTAACGGTTCCCCGGTGCCTTTGCTGTTGTCAAAATGGGCCACCATGCTGCGGGCTTCGTTAATGATTATGTCACCGCTTCGCTTAATGCGTTTACCAATTTGACGCCTATACGACGGGTCTATTTTGTTTAATAGCGCAAGGGTTTCTTGAATACCTTTGACCTGTAAAACTGGTTGCGCCATGGGGTTACCTTTTGTTTCGTTCCTTCAAAACTTTAGCCACGGTGGCTAGGTCTTGCGCGTCAAAAGTTTCGCTGTACCAATGCGGCGCCCAACTTATTGCAACTAGTAATTCGGCTAGTTGCCGTCGGTAGGTGCCGCTTGGGTAGGGTTTGGGGCCTCTTGCGCGGTTACCTCGATGTTGGTTACCTGTTGACAGTATTTGTCAAATTCGGACGGCACAACAATTTTAGATTGCTTGCTTGCTTCCCAAGCCAAAAACAACAAATCCTCGACACCGATACCGTTTGCCATGTCGGCCGCTTTGCGTTTAAAGCGACGTTCCCATAGCACAATAGTAAAAAGGTTTGTGCTTACTTGGTAGGTGCCTTCGTGGTTGGTTACTTCAAGGGTTAATTGCATTGTGCCTGCTTTCGTGTCGGGCCGATGGTTCGGCGCTAATTACGGGGTTACGTCTGCGGTGTAAACGCCACCAACAAAAGTTACGTCGATGGTTGAAAGTTCGCCCATAGTTGCATTAACTACTGGCAATTCAGACAGTAGCGCGCCAGTCAATGTAAAGCCCGGGTTTGTTGGGCCGTCGGCACCAACGGCAGGCTTAACAATTACAGTCACCAAACCGCCAACAACGTTTTCTAGTGTGGCAAAAGTTTCGGCAGCGGCGTAAGAATTGTAAAGGCTTAATGTGACTTCGTGATTGCCGAGGCCCGATTGGAAAGTCCTTGCCGTTTTTCCGAACGTCGTATTTTCAAGTTGGTCGTAGCGCTGGGTAAATACCGCCGCGGTGCATTGGTCGGTTAGGTCAACCGCATTAACGGTTACTACTGGGTTACTTAGGTAGGTGCTAGTTGCCATGGTGTTTAATCCTCTTTCGTTGCTTTCTTATTTTTAGCACCTTTTTTTGGTGCGGGTGTGGATACTTCCTCGGGTTGCTGGTCGTTTACTTCGGCAATGAAACCGCCCCACAATAGGGCCTCTACGTTTATGCCGGGCTTAGGTTCGTATTCGGTGCCAACTTCGCCTAGTCGAGCGCTTTTAATAATGTAATACATATAACCGCCTTAAGCCGTTTGGGCTTGCATTTCAATAGTGAGATCATACGCGGCTAATTCGCTACCGCCGATTATGGCAATGGTTGGGCGCCCGCTGGTTACCGCCACGTTTTTGCCTAACACTTTGGCAGCCATGTTCATAAGGCTGCGTTGCGCGTCAAGGTTGCCCGGGCCAAGGGTAATTAGGCGTACGGGAAACGTGATCTTTACGATGTTGTAGTTAAACGCTTCAAACGATGGGGCGTCAATAAATGCACACGGTGGCACGATGTTGCGCGGGTCATTGACTACCTGCAAACCTGTAACGGTCTGTAAGGTCGCTGTAAGGTCGTCTAAGGCCTCGTTAAACAGGTCTGTGTATGCAACAGGCATTAAAACACCGCGGGCCTGTCAATGCCCAAAAGTTGTTTAATCATCGGGCTAAGGCCCATTGACCCGCCAGCTGCTAAACCGTCAAACCCGGCAAAGTCCGTTACGGCACCGCGTTGACGGTACAAAAACCCTGCATAAGCCACGGTGCCCAAAGTTACCGACGCGTTAGGTGATGTTGTAAGGCTGTCTTTGTAGCCGGCTTCCTGTCGACGCCTGTAACAAAATTCGTTGGCAGCCAAACGACATTGCGTTATAAATGTTTGATCGGCTGCGGTGGCGGTTCCTATTCCTAACCAATCCTCTACTTGGCTATCGGTTGTTATCCAAGTGCAAGTAGGTGTTGTGGTAAGGGTGCCAGTAGCCGGGCTAATAATGACGTTGTCGGCGGTTTTCGCAAACAACACTTGGTGTTGGATTGGTTCCTCAAAGTCGTATTCTAAAAACCCGTATTCGTCCACGCCAATAAACCGAAACGGTGGCAAAGCGTGGACTAGGTACGTGCCGTTAAAGGTTGCGTCTACACCCGAAAGGGTAAAAGACTGGCCAACCTCTAACGGGTCTGCGTTGGTAAGTAGTACGACAACCGCGTAGTTGTCAACTAAATATTTTTGTGTGACCGAATAGGTGGCCATTACTAGGGCCTACCTTTCGATTAGATGGTGATCTTGCAAAGTTTGGTTGCGTCTGCCATAAACGCGGCAGCGTAGCCACGGAAAGCAATCGTGCGGCCAAGTGTGCTTGGTACGTCAATTGAAATGGCACCCTTTTGCTGTTCGTAGAATTCGAAGCCAGCGGCGGGGCCTGCCAAGTGACCAACAAAACATGCGCCCGCTGGCAAGTTTTTGTCGACTACTAAGGTAAGGCCCAATGGGTTGCCGTTCCATGATGAAGCGCCACCGGGCAAAGTTCCAATGCCGTTAATTGGTGCGTTCATTGGGAAAATTGGGTTTCCGGTTGTGCTGGTAAGTTTTCCAACAATTGACCATGCGGTTGGGTCGACAATCATGTGCGTTGGCAAGTAGTTAGACGATTGCGAAATTTGTTTTGCAGCGCCGTAGATAGCGGCAATCCAATCCTCGGGGTCTGTGTTGTCTGCTACTGGTTCGTTTTGCACAATTGCGCTGTAGCAAGTATCTACTGCGTAGTTGTCGGTTGCTTGGCCGTAAGCAACTGCCAATTGGTTAAGCACGATGTTAAGGCTGTTTGGGTCTGACCAGTCAAGGTCTTGTTCTGACAACGTGACGTACGTACCGAAAGTAAGTTTTGAAATGTCGTTGTTTGAAACTTGGACGGTCGACGGGTCAAGCGCGTTCAACTGGCCTGTCGGCTGTTGTGTAACTGTTGGGCGTACCGTAATTTTTGGACGACGAAACGTTGCGCCGCTCTGTGGCATTGCGCGAGTACCAATTGCCGACACGAAAGGGCGCACCGGGTTTAGTCCGTCATAGACAGGGCCGGTAATGATCTCGGGCAAAATACCCGGTGTGCTTTCGGTGTTAATGTCCGGTGCAACGCCCGGTGCTGCTTGC